TATTGTAATGCCAGGAAATGGTGGAAGATTTACTGCTACATTCAAGAACTGCCTATTTATCGATGGTGGTATTTCAGACGGATCAAGAATCTACTACTCTCAAGCTAATCAACCTGATACATACAAAGATACAAACTTCTTTGAGGTTGGAACAAGAGAAGGTGGAGACATTACCGGCTTTGAAGTGTACTATAACTCACTTCTAGTGTTTAGAGAACAGGCCGTTGACTTGATACGAGGTGATTCTCTGAATGGCTTTGAGTTGGTTCCTTTTATAACTGGCATCGGCTGTCGTTCACCACACTCTATCGTTAACGTACCTACCATAGGGATTATGTTTTTAGGACAAGACGGGGTGTATAGAATAAAAGGTGGATTGGATGGTGGTGCAAACTTAGACATTGATAAAGTTTCAGATCCGATTCAACAATACGTTGAACGTTTTGCTTTAGATGGTTTGTCAAGTGCAGTCGGTGTTTATTCATCACAATGGCGTGAAGTACATTTCTATGTTGCTGCTGATGATGGACATAGATTAACAATGGGTTTGATTTATCACATCGATTCTGATAGTTGGACATTTAGAGATAATAAAGAGTGGGGTGTAAACTGCATTACAACCGACAAAGATAGCAATCTTATTTTCGGTAGATGGTATGATGATGATCCACTCGTTACGGGACAAACAAATGTGGGGATTTATGTTATCAGTAGAAAACGAACAGCTGGCACTATTAACAAGGGCTCAGTTGAGAGCCCGGATTATCAGGACGCTCCTATTACTCCAGCTAAGATTAGAACACAATGGTTAGATTTTGGTCAGCCATTTGTGAAAAAGAACGTCAAGTATGTTTATCTCTACATCTTAACAACTGGTAATCAAGTTCCAACAGTAGATTTTTATAAAGACAGAGAATGGGACAATGCTACAACTGGACAAAGAAACCTAATGCAACGTCCAGATCATGCGTATCAACCAGTTTATGAACCAACAGATGATGATCAAGCAGATTCTTTGGCTGTATGGGACAAATCAAAGTGGCAAAACAAACTACTAACACAAGTTCGGTATGCTGTAGATCTTAAATCAGTTTCAGAGTTTGCATTCGAACTAACAGCCGATGAAGCTATAACGATCATGGGATACGCAGTAGAATACACATCAAAAGGAACAGAAACAATAAGAGGAAGGCAGGCATAATGGGATACAGATGGAGATACAATAACATAACAGGATCGATGATAGTTGATAGTAGAGAATACGATAAGAACTACTCAAACTATGTTTCAGTTATAAATGGTGGTATGGACAGGGACAACTTTCCTGTTAATACAATAACATACGACGACTTTGAAGAAAAATCTGTGGGTAGATGGCAATCAGTAGATAACATTAACGCAGAAGATGATTATGGTACAACAACTGATGCAAACTTTACAGGTGGAACAGTAAATCCACGAGGTAATAGCATCAATGGTTTGAAATACGGCAACAACCCAATACAAGGTGGTGGATTCTGGTTTCCTGTTGGTGATACATTAAACATGCCGTGTGAAGAAGGAATGGCAGTAATCAGATTCCACATCAATAGCTTTGTTCCGAAATACTACCACTATTACAAAAGAGGTACTACAGATAGAGTTGTAAGAAGATCTAGACAATGGAAAATAGAAGTTGATGGAGTTGAAGTAAGTAGAACATCAGAAATCTTTCCAGCTTTTAACTGTTCACAAATGTTTGTACAAGTTCCAGTCAGTAAAGGGAAACATGAGTTCAAGGTTTATTGCAAGGTACCACCGCAGAAAGAAGCAGATGATGGAAGTGCCGTGCATCTAAACTATTGGGGCGGTCAACTCTCAGTACATAACAGGAGAAGATAATGAGAATAAAACTAGTAAACTTTTATCCAACAAACGCGACAACAAATGCTGCTGAAGCGAATGCAAATAATACTGCAATCAATGGATCTACACAAAAGTTAGATGATAAAAACGCAAGAAATCAAGGTATTGACATGGTCAATCTTGGTGATAATCCACATTTAAGATACACTGGTAGACAGGATAATGGAGCTTATGCATCTGCAGGAACAGCACCTTCAGCTCACAATGGATGGATTTACAATGCATTTACTATCGGAGGCACGCCAGGCGGTCAGCACTACTCTCAGACAGGCTCTGTTAACGCTCAGTTTGAGTATCCTATTAATCACGATAATACTTTTGCTATCAATACCGCACACTCCAAAGGAACCAAAGTACAAATCAACGGAACCAACGGAATAGCACTAGCACATCATCAAAGAATCCAAGTTAACTGGAACGTAAACTGTTGGGACATCTATCACAACGGAAACAAATCACGAATCTTACCCCAGTTTTACATGAGCCAGCTAGTGGATACTGCAAAAACAGGTATAGGTGTGGGAGAATACTACTATCTTATCTATCCAAAGTTCAACACTGTATCGAGCGGTTTGAATGATACTGACTTCAAATCAGCAGATGATGCAGGCTTTTATCAATCAGGTATTAACGGATCTATCGATTACTTCGATCCATCAGATCTAACCAATGGAAACTCAGATGTGCAGTATTCGTATGATAATAGAAGGTTTGATCATTGTTCTGTTGTTCCAATGCATTTGATTACAGCTACAGAAACTGCATCAGGTGGTGGTCGATTTGCTGCTTATTCAACATACGACTTCTCTGCTCAAGAGTTTGCAACAGCCGGCCCATCAATGCAGATTTGCGGTCAACATAGTTTTAATGTTAACGTCGCAAGTGGTGGTGGGAAGACGCTGTATGGCGTACAGATGTTTATAAGTGGGCCGTATAGGGTAAACTCAACTGGACAGTTTCTTGAATCCCAGATCACAGATCCAGCAGGTACGCCGTCTAGAAATGGTGTTGATGTTTCAGTAGTTTTGGAAAGAGCAGCAATAGAAATAGAAATCATCAATCCACAATCAGCGAGGTCATAATGAGTTATACAGCACCGAATACATTTTCAGCAGCAGCAAAGATAAACGGATCAACAGTAGAGCAAAACATTGATGTATTACAATCCTATGTCAATGGTGGCGTCTCTTCAGTAGACATAAATCCACAAACAGGTAATGAGTTTGGTTTGAAACATGTTATGAAAGGAGAATACTTTCCTATCAATAACCGCTACGAGTTTGCAACTGGAATAAATCAAGGCACACTTGGATCAAACAATGCAGGTGGATTTGGTGCAAATGTTATTGGCGACTATGTAGCTACTGGAACAGGTATAGATTTTTATTTAGAAGAAGATGCCGATTTATACATACACATCACAGCTTATCCACGTCCGTTGAACAGTTTGGATCTAGCAGAAGTAGGATTAAGTGGAAGATCTACAACCATCTCAATCAGGAAAGAAGGTGAGGCAGCAAGTAAAGCAGTTTCAACATCTGCATTTATGACAGAATCAGAGTTTGGTGTTTCAACAGGTGCAGCAAATAGTGGTGGAATACAAGGATTAGAAAGAAGACGACCCTTTACAGCAATGTTTTCAGGCTATCATACTGCCGGTGAACATAAGTATAGAATACAGGTCGCAACTTCAGATCGTGCAGTAGCACTTTTCTTTTATCAGATCAATGTTTATTCGTACTATCGACCAACAACAGTTTAGGAAAAATAAAGAGCAATAAATAGGAGGCCATAATGGAACCGTTAACAGCAATCGCACTCGCTACAGGTGGTGCAAAACTCTTAGGAGGGATAGTCAAAGGGGTAGGCGACTACCGTGCTCTCCGACCAAGTGAAGTAATAGATGACAAGATCAAAGAACTTGAAAGGCTGCAGGAAGCAGATGCATTAGGATTAACGGGACAAGAAAGAGCTGCTTACACGTCAGCTTTTATGGATCCGCAAAGAGCATTAGCAGCAGAACAGATGGCGCAATCACAAGCACTATCAGGAATGGCTTCAGATTCTGGTGAGCAGTTAAGAAGATTACGATCACAAGAAGAACAAGTTCAAAGAGCACAAGGTGAAGCTGGTCGACAGATTGAAATGCTTAACATGCAACAAGCTGCTGCTCAAGAAGAACAACTTATGGAACTTCAGATCATGGAAGAACAACGTGCTAGAGCACAAGAACAAGCACTATGGAGTGCATTTGGTGGTGGTGTTCAAGATGTTGGATCAATGACCGGTCAGATTGTAGCAGCTGAAGAGATGATGGGTGCAGATGCTGGTCAATACAGTGCAGTTCAACTACAGGCACTTGGAGCAGCATACGGATACTCATACCCACAGTATAATCCACAAATGGCTCAACCTTTTAATACGAATCAAGGAATGATGATGATTCCCGGGCAACCTTATGGATACAATCCACAAACGGGAATGCCAGTTCAAGTTCAACAACCACCTGCACAGCAAGGTACAGGGGAGGATAAATAATGGCACCTCAAGCAGAGTTCTATACAAACGCGTACTTGACAACGCACATGAAGCGTTATCAGATGGCACTACAAATGGTGCAGCAACAAAAACAATCTGAGTTTATGATAGCTCAAATGTTAAACGACCAGATTAGAAACTTAGACAGACAGATCGCATCAATCAAAGGTGCAGGTTCTTCTTCAGAGTTTAATGATCTTATCAAGGCTTATCAACTAAAACAATCAGTTATTTCTGACTCGAATAAAAGACAAATACAAGTTTATGATCAAGTCGAAGACATGTTTGATGTAAGTACATCGCTACCTACGATCAATAATGCAGCTGATACTTTTGCTAAATCATTGGCAACAGCTGGATCAGTAGAATCTAAGGCAAGAAGATCAGCTGGTTCTGTTGGTGGTTATAGTAGAGGAACAGATCAAGCCAAAGCAGTTGCTGCTGCTACATACTCAGCGATGAAAGCTGATGCTTATAGAAATGGTCAACAAATAAAGTTTGATGCAAATGATTCTGTAATCAGAGCAACAATAGCAAAAACAATGAATGTTAAAGAATCTGACATAGATACAGTCGACATTCAAAAACAAAAAATGCTAGAGAAAAGATTGGAGGATTTAGGTGGTGCAACTACAGATGAACCAACATTGGATGCACTTATTGCAGAAGTAGAGGCACGTGATTCAGGCGATGCATCACCTAGTGGGAAAGCATCTGCACTCGATCAGTTAATGACACAAAGAACAGCTTTGGCTGGTCAACAAAATGTGGCTCTACAAAAAGCACAAGCTTCACCTGAAGCACAAATGCAACAAGCAAAACAAATCTATCGATCTCAGTTTGCACCACGTGCGACACAACAAAAGGCAGCATTTGAAAACTACTTGTTGACGTTAGATAAACCACAACAGATGATCGCATTAGGTTATGAGAATACTCCAGCATCTAAAGCTAAGTTTATGTTTCAACCAAGAAAGAAGATTGAAGGTAATGCGACAAAAGAAGTTGCTTACGATCTGTTCTATGCAGCACAAAAAGAGCGAAGAGAAGGTAAGAAACCCAGCTATTTGATTCATACAAAAGTAGAAGAGGCGTTTCCAAATAGCCCAGAAAAACAACAAGAAGTTTTAGGCTACATCTTTAGAGCCACTGAAATAGAATCAGGTACCGAAATCGAAGACACTATAGCAAGAAATGAAAAGATTGCAGAAGCTGCAGCAAAGAAGGTAGAAAAGCAGGCAAATAAAGAACAAGATGAAAGAAATCTTATTCAACAAGGATTTGATGCGTTTACTAATCTGTTTGCTAAGAAAATAGCAGTTGAAGAAATACCTCCAGAAGCAACAGAAGGTGAACCAGATAATGTTCCTGAACAAGCTCCAGAGGAAATACCTGCAGAACCAGAAGCAACTGAAGTAGTTGAGGAAACAGTAGTCGTACCTGAAATAGTGCCACTCAAGGCGCCTCCTTGGTATGATACTGGAGCTACAGTCGAACCATTTGAAAATGGTGGATACAGTGTTGTTTCACCTCGTTATGGAACGTTTACTTTAGATGCGTCAGGAAATGTGGTTTCAGGAAAGATCAAGAAAGGATCAGCAGCAGGACACTTCGGTGATCTTCAATCAGCAAATCCACCACCAGCGGAGGAATAAATGGCGACACCGGGTAATCCAAATGAGATGCTCCTACCGGGGGATCTAACTTCTTATCAGTTGATTTTAGAAACACAAGGTCAAGAAGCAGCTGACGAGTTCTTTACACAGAAAGTTAATCTGTATGTTCAACAAGAGCAAGCATCACGAGCATTGAAGCAGCAAGAAGAGATTGAAAGACAGAAACTACAAGGTAATAAGACGCCAGATTTTAGTACAATCACGCTAACAGATGAAGAACAACAACGCTATGAAGATTTTAGTGCAGGTATACCTCTAGAAGGGACAGAAAGGGTTCTTCCTGGAATGCAACCAGGTTTGCAACAAATACCTATGGAAGAAGTGATCGAGTTAAGGAGAGAATCAATCCCTTCCTCAGATGAAATACAAACACAAGCGGAAGATGTTGCTTCTAGTATTGCTACTCAACAAATCCAAATGGGTTTTCCATCTAGACAGAACTTAGAAGATCAGATTTTTGAACAACTTAAAATACAGTATAATCAAAACAATCCGGGTAGAGAGTTAGAGATAGGTAAACTATTTGAACATGAGATTGCAATCATTGAATACGATCTTAGAAATCTTGCAAAAGCAGAAGCTGCTAAATACGAAACAGCCGAAGATTTCGCTCAAGAAAAGATTGAAGGTCAGTTTGGTGTTGATAGAGCTAGACAAGCAGGATCACCATACGAATCACTCCCATCACCAGTTAAACAAGGTAGTAGGATAGCCATAGAACCAGAAAAGGCAGCAACCCAAGATTTTACAATGGATCTTAATCCGTTTGTAGAAGGTGAGACAAGTATGGGTGGTTTAGGTGCAATCTATGAATCATTGTGGCCACAAACCATTCAAACTAAATCTCAGATGGATGCAAATAAAAATGTTAAGCAACAAATGTCAGACAACTTTATTGAAGACATTGATAGAGACATACAGAGAAAGAATCCAGAACAATACGATAGAAATCAAAGATTAGGCGGTAAATCTGGAACTATTCTAATGCAAAGTATGCGTGAAACAGAGATTAGACAAAGATTCAAAGAACACTACTACTCTGAAATGGATAGAATCTATCGCGAACTAAAACGTGCAGGAGCAGAAGAAGAAGAAGCACAAGCAGAATCTAAGAAAGCAGCGACGCGTATTGTTGCAGGACAAATACATCTGATACCAGATCCTGTAGAAAATCCAGATTACCAGTTGATCTTTGATGAAATGGAAGAAGAATACGGTCGATGGTCAGAACTAGACAGAACCGGCTATTCACCTTATCAGGTTCTAGAAACTGCATACGAGGCATCCAAAGAAGGTGGGCTTGGTTTACTAGCAGATCTAGCAACAGAAGAAGATCCATTTACGGGTGAGTTAGTAGAATCTGTTGGTATGGCACTCATTAGAGATCTTAACTTACCATTCAGATTAGTTCTTAATCCTGTTGAAGAAGTAGCAGAAAACGTTCTATTTGGTGGAACTTCTGGACAGCATACAGGTGAGAGCTTCTATGACGTTAAAACATACGACTTTACAGAAGAAACAAGTGGTATTATTCCTACAATGGATGCTTATCTAAGAGAAGTTGCAGTCGAAACAGCCAAAGGTTATGGTTTAGGAAATGCTATAGCCAACTACTCAGCAACAGAATCTGGATCTGATGGATTGATGATTGGTGGAACTGTGATGGAAATGATTATACCCATTGGAGCCATCGCGAAAGGTACACAAAAGCTAGCAACAACCGCATTAGGATTGAATAAGATAGCAAGAGGTTTAGATTTGGCTGCAGATAGCACGAGGTTGCTGGACGCTGTATCCGAATCAAATCAGCCTAATGTTTATAGGTATTTGGAACAAGTGCGTCCTAATGAATCTGTAGGGTATTTCCAGTCGACATTCAAAGTAAATGAAAAGATAGCAGGTGAAGCAGTTAGACAGGTGGAAGTGTTGGA